CTCGCACTCCACCTCAATGTCAATGGTCACGATAAGGATTTGATCCTTGTCCCAAGGCACATCATCAGGATACTCATCACTGATATAGCAATAAGGATACTGTGTATTACCGAACACAATCTCTTGATTTGCTCTCTGTTCAACCCATGCTTTCGCTTCCTTTATGGAGTCGAATTTACGAGGAAGAACATTCTGACCATCAAGCGTCTTGTATCCTGTATACTCCTCAGTTTTTAAATCGAATAGTGTAGGTCTGTAGTTTACCCGCTTGGATACCCGCTGACCACCCTCGACACCCCTCACCAGAAGAGAGTTGCCACGCTGAATCACATTTGTGTAAAATTCCATTATATAAGTATATCACCTTTATAGTTGTCTGTCAAGTCTCTCTTTTCTTTCCAATATTGTATTTTGTCTCCAGCAACCATTCATTCTTCTCTTTGTATGTGAGGATTTTTATTTGACTTAGTGGTGCTGATTCATGAGAGCTTTCACTCATTATTTGAATCAACCCCCAATCCTGTAATAGATTTGCGATTGTATTTCTACGAGACAAATCGTTTGTCGATATATTGGTTCTCTTTCCATCAAGGGCAAATAGCTCCTTGAAATGCACAATGTAATATCGTCCCTGTTTGTGTAGGATGTGGCAGGATTGGTATAGTTTCCTCTCTTTTCGAGAAGCAACACCAATGCGTGATAGTGTCTCTCTGACCTTTAGAAAATCGTCGGGTTCATTTAGTCCCACTTCGAGTAGTTGTTCTTGTGTCCAGCTAATTTCTTCCATCTCTTCCACCTTTTCTCATCTTTTGTTTTATGGCAGAAATTTGTTCATCATTCAGTAGGTCAAGAGCAACCTTTGCTTTCTCGTTGTTGTATCCATAGAACTCTTTAACATACTCTAGATTCTCTAATTTCGTCGCCTTCAGCCAAGGGGTGTACCTTTTCCTTGGACGTAGACTATTTATCAAAAAATCAAACTGAAGTTTCTTATCCAGATGGTGTAACTGGTTAATCTCATTCACTAGCATGATTGTGTCTTGAAATGGTGCAACACACTTATTTACGATGAATGGTGGGTATTTCTTCTCCCATGTCTCATCCTCATCATCCATAAGCTTTTCTTTGGTAGAGTTTACCGCATTGAGATAGTCCTTTAGTTCATACATATCACACCTTCCACGGTAAATCTGTCTCTGATGCAAAATCAGTGAGGTCGAACACTGGTTGTGCAAGTGTGTCTTGATTAGAGTCTGCAAGACCTTGTTGTTGTGCATCCTCTACATCATACAACTTCATCTTCGCTCTGTCAATACCAATAACGAATCTTTTATTGGTGGTAGGGTCATTGTATCGGTTCTTGAGTTGCTTCACCGCAATCTGGTTCAGTTCATCAAGTTCCTCATTACTAATGAGCGCAAACATGAGGTCAGCCGTAGCAGGCAGACCAAAAGATTCTGACGTATCTTCCAAGCCCACATCACTATTGGAGAACCCGCTCCTTGTGGTCTGTGTAGCCGACATAATCGGGACGTTTGTTTCAACTGCGAGTCCCCTAAGTTCTTCAGCAATTGCCTTGATATACATGTAACTGTTGACATTTCCATTCGCCTTAAATCGTGATGATGCACATATGTTTAGATAGTCAATGAAGATGATATCTGGTTTGAATGACCTCTTGATAGCAAGTTCTTTGATCAGTCCTCGAAAGTGGTTACTATGTGCTGATGCAGTAGGATATTCCTTGATGATAAGCTGTCCAGTTGTTTTCTGTGTAATGGCCTTCATCTTATCATCATACATTTGCTTGGGTAACTCATGCAGATCGTCTATAGAGATATTCATGAGGTTTGCATCAATACGTTCAGCTATACGCTCTTCAGCCATCTCCAGAGTGATGTATAGGACGCTTCTGTTCTGGCTTAGACAGTTTGCTGCCATATGACACATGAACAGCGACTTACCAACACCAGTGCCTGCAAGGGCAATGTTCAGTGTCTTCTGTGGTAATCCACCCTTGGTGATACGATTGAAGAAGTCCAGATCAAATGGTATCTTATCCTCTACCTTGTGGTAAAACTCAAAGCGGGAATCTGCATCGCATAGGTAATCATGACCAACACGGTTATCAAAACCAACAGCCAAGGCTTCAGTAAGAATACTTGGCAGAGAATCGACACCTCGTTCTTTATCCTTTCCATCAATAATTTTAATCCCATCCACAATTGCATTGTATACCGCCTTATCTTTACAAAAATCTTCTGTTGTCTCCACTAACCAATCAAAGTTCGTATTATCGTCTTCTTCAAGGGTTTTAACTACTGATAACACCCGTTTGTAATCATCCTCATTCAAGTCATTACGACTGTCCAGTTCGACCTCTAGAGCATTTCGATTAGGTAGGTCGTTATACTTATCTACGAACTTCTGTATCTCCTCAAAGACAGTTCGTTCTGTTCTGTCAGAGAAATAGTCGCCCTTGATGAAGGGCAGCACCTTTCTTGTGTATTGTTCATTATATATCAAATTTGTCAAAATCGTTTGTTCAATCGTTGTCATTTATTCTCCGCTCTGTTTTCTCATAATATTCATCATTTGGTTCACAGGATAGACATACTCTATTTGTGTTTAATGATGCAACATATGTTGTACCACTGCCACCATATGGATCAACTACAACATCTCCTTCGTTGGAATGTTTCTTTATCAATTCTTCAAATAATGGAAGAGACTTCTGTGTTGGATGAAATCTATCCTTACCACCATATATGGGATACTCATACACACCCTTATCGTACTTGCTGTTGAAGGTTGCCTTGCCACCCTTCACACATGATATAGCAATCTCCCTTGCATTGGATAGATACGTTGCCTTACTGTTGATGGGCACAGGGTTTGTTTTCAACCACTCTATGAGTCGATGTTTAGAGAATTTAGAAAGTGCATTTGTTAGTGTCTCTATCTTCCACAGATCAAAGAATATAATACAAGAACCACCGGGACGCAGTATACGATAAAACTCATCTATCGCAAGTTGTAGATCATCTATGGTATAGTCTTTGTCCCATTGTCCATAGTCAGTTGCAGTGGCATATTTACGACCATATTTTACCTCACCAACAAACCCCTTACCTTCAGCCCAAGGTCCGGGCTTACGTTGCTTTGATATTGATACTTGATTGTAACCTTTATCACCGGGTTTTCTTTCACTATGAGATTGCATACCACTTTTTCTAGAAATAAGGTAGGGTGGATCAGTAAGCACCAAATCCACACTACCCTTCTCTATAGAACGAAGCAACTCTAAGTCTGTTGAGTTATCGAACCTAGACTGCATTACTTGTACCGCAGAAATACTGTGCGAATGTGCAACGGTTTTATGGTTTCTACAAGTTCACCACTTTCGTCCTCTTCCTCTAAACGAGTCAGAAAAGTCGATGCATAATTAGCATATTTGTCTTTGATTCTTTTCTTGATATCCGTATTGATATAATCATTGACCTGACCCGTTGTGGAACAATAGAATATAATAAGTGCTTTATTCGTTTTTTCCGACATACAGTTATTGAATATTGCAGATGTTCCTGTATCCATCCATGATGCTAAAGTTCTTGGAATTGGAATTGCATAATCAGCATAATCCAAAGTGTCTTTGAAATTTTGTCTTTGAGCCTCTAATTCTGCATCTGTCCATTCCTTATCGGGTTTACCTCGATTACCAACTGTTTCATGATTAGAAATCCACTGACCTACTGTTGCCTCAGAAACCTGTGGGAACATAGCGACTATTTGTTTCTTTTCATCATTACTGATGGGTTCAAGTCCAGCTTCAATGTTTTCGTCCATCAGTTGATACAAGTAAAGTTTTACACTATCGTTTTCAGTAGCCTCTTGTTCTATGTCTACCGTGTTTAAAAGATCACCAAGTAGAATAGCGTTAGACAATTTACCTTCCAATTGAGTTTCAAAATTGACAATGTGTACGTCCATTGTATCAATTCCCATATTGATCGCCATCTCACTGGTATGATTACCATTCAACAATTTATAGGTATTCGTATCTGGATAGTAAATAACCGTGAGTGGTTTCATTCCACTTGTATCACCAGACGCAAGCATTTTATTGACTGCACGTTCAATCCGCTTTGTGTTTCTATCTCTCGGTCTTACTTGAACCCTTGTTTCAGATTTAGGTGCATAATTATCACCCTTGCCAATCTGATTAAAGAATTGTGTAATGTCCATTTTTTCTTTTGGATACTCATCATTCTTGATACTGTTCACAATGTCCTGCACCATTCCTGATACAGTACGAACCGTTCCTGTTTTAATAGGAACCACTTGTAAATTAACACTCATATTATTTGTTCTCCATCTCTCTTGTTTTCTCACTATGCACAGTATCGCATTATTTGGTAGGTTTGTCAAGTGTTATTTTCAATTATGTCGCACTTTCATATGAGCGTTGAAGCTCATACTCCTTCTCTCGCCCTTACTGTAGAAAGGATAGACAAAATGTTTTAGGTATGATGGAAACACTAGCAGCTTCCCAACTTCTGGCTTGAACTTTAGATAGTTAGTCCTCATATCCTGTGTCTCACCATACATGAACTCAATGAGCCCATTAGTAGGATAGTGGTCTTCAAGCTCTTTGTCAAGCTCCTCTTGCATCTTTGGTGGTATCTTCAGATAGATTACAGCAGAGAAGTCACCACTATGATGATGGTATGGATTGTACTCTCCAGCGTACTGACTGACAATCCAACTATGCGTCAAATGAATATTATCAAGTGTGGGTTTTACACCATCACCAGCAATCTCAATCCACTTGTATGACCTATTCTTTGATATGATGTACTCTAGATAATCTAAACACACTTGTCGCATGACTTTGAATAGAAAGTCCCTGTCATTACTATTTGATACAG